CTGGTAGCCAAGGGCGCGGTTCAAAGGGATGGTTTATCTATCCAACTCTGCGAGCCGAACAGCCAAATATCATTGCCAAGTGGGAAAATGCTTTCACTGAGATATTGAAGGAGTGGTAATGGCCGGACAAAGTAGAACGCTCAAGCTCTCGATTCTGGCTGATGTAGATCAACTCAAGAAGTCGCTCAATACAGCTAACAATGACGTTCAAAGCTCAAGCTCTAAGATTTCAGACTTTGGCAAGAAGGCCGGATTAGCATTTGCGGCTGCCGGCATTGCCGCAGCTGCTTACGCATCCAAGCTGCTCATTGATGGCGTCAAATCTGCCATTGCCGATGAAGCTGCTCAAGCCAAGCTCGCCAACACTCTCAAAAATGTAACTGGTGCAACTGACGACCAGATTGCGGCAACTGAGAAATATATTCTTAAGACATCTTTGGCCAATGGAATCACAGACGACCAGTTGAGGCCATCGCTAGATCGCTTGCTTAGAAGCGTCAAGGATGTGACCAAGGCTCAAGAATTGCAGTCTCTTGCGCTTGATATTTCTGCGGGCAGTGGCAAAAGTTTAGAGGCCGTCTCAAACGCGCTTGCAAAGAGTGCCGAAGGCCAGAACACAGCTCTTGGCAAATTGGGCGTCGGCATTAGTGCAGCAGAGCTTAAAACTATGTCATTTGAAGAAATTACAGCCAAACTCAGTGACACATTCAAGAATCAGGCATCAGAGCAAGCCGACACATTTGCCGGCAAGATGGCTCGTCTTAATGTGGCATTTGATGAAGGCAAAGAGACAGTCGGTTCATTCGTACTCGATGCAATCACACCCATGGTCAATACTTTCGTCAAGGATGTCGTGCCAGCCATTCAGAAATTTGCAGATGAAATCGGGCCAAAGTTGCAGCCAGTAATCAAATTCCTTGGAAGTTATATTCAAGAAGTATTGCTCCCAGCTTTCAAAGGCATTTGGGGATTCATCAATGATTTCTTGGTTCCGATATTCATGTCAATTCTCACGCCGGCCATTAATGGATTGCGTAATGCATTTGAGAAGGTTCAAAAGGCCATCGGCGATAACACCGAAGAATTAGAGCCATTGCTAGATTTCATGAAGGCAGTCGGAGAATTTGCAAGAGATACTTTGGCTCCAATTATCGGAACAACACTCAAAGGCGCATTTAGTGTCTTAGGCACAATCATTTCAATCACCATTTCAGGATTTGCCAAGATTGTCACAGCAGTAACCAACGTCATTAATGCAGTCAAAGCATTTATCAAGCTCATGACAGATAATCCAGTCACTCGATTCTTTGGTTTAAGTGGAGATAACTCCAAAGGCTTGAAGGCCGGCGGAGCAGAATTTGACCCAAATATCGGCGGCGATGTGGGTGGCACTGGCGGCGGGTTTGATACCGGTGGAACCTTTGGCGGCAATGATCCGCGCACATTTACCGGCGCACCATTAGGGGCATATTCACCAGCAATGCAAGCTGCAATTCTTAGACGCGAAGAACTCAAAGCTGAGACTGAACGCCTACGCAATGCCAGAGAAGCAGCCGCAGCAGCTCGCGCCGGGGTCACTGGCGGGCTTTCAACAGCTGAACGAATCAACATCACAGTTAATGGGGCAATTGATGCAGAGGGTACAGCTCGCACAATTGTCGAGACACTCAATGATTCATATTTCCGCGGTACAGGCGGCGCATCCAACTTGCAGGCAATATGACAATCTTTAATCCAGTATGGCGAGTCACTATTGGGGGCGTTCAATATCAGACCGCCATCTTGTCTAATCTGACGATTACATCTGGCCGAACTAATATCTATGAGCAGGCCCAAGCCGGTTACACCAACATTGAACTTATCAATTTAGATCAATCAGCTGTTGTCATCGGAATCAATGATTCATTGACCATCGAGTTGCAAGATTCCACAGCTACGTTCATTCCAATCTTTGGTGGCTCCGTCGTGGATGTCGCCATTTCAGTGGCTGAATTGGGCAGCGTTGCTTATGCCCAGCGTGTCAAGATTATCGCCTTGGGCGCATTGGCTAGATTGCCAAAGGCTTTGACAGATGGCACATTGGTTCAAGACTTTGACGGCGACCAGATTCTGCACATCTTGCAAGATTTACTGCTTAACAATTGGTCAGAGGTTCCAGCAGCTTTGCAATGGAATACCTATGACCCGACTGAGACTTGGGCAAATGCTCAAAATGTCGGACTTGGTGAGATTGATACTCCAGGAAATTATGAGCTTGCACAAAGGTCGTCGAGCCGTATAGATATTTATTCACTTGTCTCAGCTCTGGCGACGAGTGGCTTGGGCTATATCTATGAGGATGCTCAGGGCAGAATAAGTTATGCCGATTCAACTCACCGATCCATTTATCTAGCAGCTAACGGATATGTAGATTTAAGTGCCAACGATGCTCAAGGTGCAGGGCTGAGCATCCAGCAACGCGCCGGAGACGTACGCAATACGATAACTCTAAAATACAATACAAATTCCAATAACGAAGTCGATGCAACGTCTGCCGAATCGGTAAGCCTATATGGACAACTTGCCCAGATATTTACGACCACAGTGAAACACATGGCTGATGCCCAAGATCAGGCAGATTTCTATTTGACGCTCCGGGCATTTCCGCAATACAACTTCAATCAGATTACATATCAGCTCACTAATCCAGAAATCGATGATGCTGACCGAGATTCACTGATTAACGTGTTCATGGGGATGCCAGTCTCAATTTCCAACATGCCGCTTAACATGTCGGCCGGTAACTATTTGGGATTCGTTGAGGGCTGGACGTTCCAAGCTGCTTACAACGAAATTAGCGTTTCTCTCAATCTCTCACCAATTGCATTCTCACTGCAAGCCATGAAGTGGGAAGATGTCGGTGTCGCTGAGACTTGGAACACCATATTGAATACACTTGACTGGGAACACGCCCTAGTCGTGGCATAAGGAGAAAAGATGAGCAATCCAACAACCCCATTCAGTTGGCAAATGCCGACGGCGACTGATTTGGTCACTGATTTGCCGGCAGACTTTGAAGTCTTTGGCCAAGCTGTTGCGACATCAATGGCTGACTTGCTGGGTGGCACGACTGGTCAAGTCTTATCAAAGACATCCAATACCGATATGGATTTCACTTGGGTTGCAGCTAATCCCGGAGACATCACTGGCGTCACTGCCGGCACAGGTATTTCAGGCGGCGGCACATCAGGTACAGTCACAATCACAAACTCAATGGCAACTGAAATCACTGCAAAGGGTGATTTGATTGCTGGCACAGGATCAGCAACTTTCGACAATTTGCCCGTTGGCACAAATAACCAAATACTTGTGGCGGATAGTACCGCTTCTACTGGATTAAAATGGGCTACGCCTGCAAGCGGATTGACACTTATTACTCGCAACTCATTCACAAGCGTTGCAAGCGTTGCGATAGATAGCATTTTTAGTGCCACTTATTATTCTTATTTGGTTGTAATTGAAAACATCTATGGCGCAACAGGTACGGACGATTTACACTTGCAGATGAGATATGGCTCAACAACACAAACTGCTAACTATCAAGGCGCGTGTGCGACTATGGGCGTTTCTTCAGTCACATTGACAAGTCCACAAACAGGCACAACTTCTGAGTTCACACTTGGCGCAAATGTTGGCTCATCAACTTATCCAAACGCTTACACTCTTTACTTCAATCGTGTTGGTCAATCTTCACAAAATCCGCGTTTCCACGGCACAGGTATAAACGCTGATACTGGTCAGGCTTATTGGATTGGTGGATATACAACACTTAGCCAAACTTATACAGGCATTTTATTAAAATCATCATCATCTAACATCACAGGAGTTGTTTCTGTTTATGGATTGGCGGCAGCATAATGACAAGAGAAATCGTAATTATTGACGGCACAACAGGCGAGCAAGTTCAGCGTGAAATGACTGCTGAGGAATTGGCAGAATACGACTATCGTTGGCGCGACCCAAAAGAATTAGAGGCAGAAGCAAAAGCAGCAACCGACAAAGCAGCACTACTAGCCAAATTAGGCATAACTGCCGATGAAGCAAAGTTACTGCTTTCATAGTGGAACACTTGACTAAGAATCTAGCCGATGCTGCAAAGTCATAACGGATGGCCGGCATCGAAAGATGCAGCTGAAATCCATATTATCAGCGTTCCAATCGACGGAACAAAAGTCAAGGTGCGATGCGCGAAAGCCGTTGCACCATTGATTGCTGGATTCTGCAAAGAATTTCATGAGCTGATTGAGCCGATTGATGAAGGCAAGCTCGATGATTGGGGTTATGCATTCCGCATGATACGAGGTTCGACTGACAACTTGAGCAATCACAGCTCCGGCACTGCCATCGATCTAAACGCAACGCAACATCCACTGGGCAAATCTGGCACGTTCCCAGCTGAGAAGGTTCCAATGATTAGAGCTTTGGCTAAGAAATACGGCCTCAAATGGGGTGGAGATTATCGAAACCGAAAAGATGAGATGCACTTCGAAATCGAATTGAGTGAAGCGAAAGTCGCGGCACTCATCGGGAGCTTGAACAAAGGAGACAACTAATGGATCA